TTATTTAAATGATACGTTACTGATTCCTACTGTACCTAAGTAGTCAGCCGCGTTACCAAGAGATGACGCAGTGTTGTTTAATTCAACATAGCCATATCTTGTTAAGAAGCCTACTACTGGTTCAAATGTAGCTGGATCAAGCACAACGCCTGAAGACATCAACGGAATGTATGGGCAATAAAACGCCGCCGCATCCGCTTCTGAGCTACCTTTGTAACCGATTAGTACGTTAGAGTCGTCAGCCGCATAAGCGTTAACATATACTTTCATAGCCGCGTTTAAAGTACCAACGAATTTTGTGTTTGTTGGAGCTTCGAACGAACCTTCAGTTGATCTTGCGAACGCTGAAGTTGTAGCTGATTGAAGGATTGTTAATGCTTGTGGAGAAACAACAGCCCAGTTACCTGCGCCTCTTCTTGTTCTCTGAGCTATTTTGTTAGCAACTCTGTTGATCAAGATAGCAAGTGCCGCGTGTTCATCACCCACGAAAGTTGCAGTTCCTGATACAGCTGATTGGTCAAAAGATTCACTGTTTCCGTTTCCGTTAGCTAGTGATCCTAAAGATCCAATGATCTCTTGGTCGATCTCAGCAGTAATCTCTTGAGCTAATGCCGCCATGATTTCTGCTTCAACATCGATACCTTGCTGAGCTTGAGCATCTTGAGCCGCTTCGAAAGTCCATCTAGCTGATAATTTTCTAGATTTCGCTTCAACCGCTTGTTTCAAGATTTGGATGCTCAATCTTTTTCCTGGAGTTCCCTCTAAAGAAGCAGTTGTTCCTGCTTTAGTAGAAGAGTTGTCTCCTGAATAAGCTTCAGCAATTTTGAACGGAGATAATGCTTCTTCACCAGCAGTCGTTGTAGTTGTACCGCTTGAAGAGTCAGCATATCTGATTCTTAGTGTGTGGATCTGTCCAACTGGACCAGTCATCGGCTGTACACCAACGATTTCGTTAGCGATAACAGTCGGCATAACCCGTCTAATTACTGGAAGGATCACTCTGTTTAACGTAGCAACGTTACCTGCAGATGTAGCACCAGCAGTTGCAGACTCTGACAAATATCTCTTAGTGTTTTCTAAGATCACGTCCATAGTCTTTTTCTTGTTACCCGCTAAACCTTCTGTTAGAGCGGCTTTAGTTTCGCCCCATTTTGATTCAAATAATTCACTCATTTGTATCTTTCCTTTTTAGTTTAGTTGTTATATACCCGCTAATTTACGGATATGTGTTAAGTCAGCATCTTCTCTCTGTGCTCTATCACCAGAAGACTCAGAAATAATTTTCTTTGCCTTGGCAACAGTTGATTTTTCATCCATCACTGGAGCAAGATACTTACTGTAAGCAGACTTAAGGTCTTTTGTTTGAACTGATTCTAACAATTGACTCATTACTTCTGCTTTGTCTTTGCTCAAAGGTTTGAGCAACTCTACCATCGTTTCCTTGCGTTCCATCAAATCTTTAGTTCTAGCAATTTCTTGCTCTTTAGATTCAATCACCGCTTGTTTCTCTTCGATGGATTTCTCAGCGTCTTTAAGTTTCAGTGTAGTTTCATCCACAACTTTTAACAGTTTAGATGTTTCTGACTTCTCATTTAAGTAAGAAGCCTGATACTCTGAAGCAAACGCTTCGAAAATTTGTTTACCAAAGTTAATTTTTCTAGCAGAAGTGATGTCTTCTTTCAATTGAGCAATCTCTTGACCCAATTTTTTAGTAACAGCATCTTCTACAATCTTTGCAGATTTAGATACAAAAGCTTCTTTTAATTTTTTCATTTGAGCTTTTGCTTCTTTTACTAGTTTAACTTTAGTTTCAACCACAGATTTTTTATCTTCTGAGAATTCTTTGATTTCTTTAGCAAGTGCGTTTACCACGAACTCTTCAAGTTTAGCAAAGTTTTCACCCACAGATTTTCTGTCGCTGTGTAACTCTTTCATTTCATTAGACAGTTTGCCTAATACAAACTCTTCTAATTTTGCAGAATGAGCGCCTACTGATTCTTTGTAAGCGATTCTTTCTTGTGCAAGTGCTTTTCTGTCTTCAACAAATTTGTTGATTTCTTCTGATAACTTCTCAGTCATCATTTTGTCGATTGCTTCAACCATATTGCCTTTGTCGTGCTCATATCGTTTTGCAAACTCTTCTCTTAATTCAGCAGATACTTGCTCTCTGTTTTCTTTTACTTTTGAATCCCACGCTTCAGAGATAGCTTTCTGCGTATCTTCTGAAATAACGCCTGATTCAACTAGTTTTGTTATTGCGTCGAACATATTATTTCAACCCCTTTATTATATTGGTTAGTGCCTCTTGGAGGTATTTTTGTGCTTTTTTGTCATTTCTAACTTCAGCCGCCAGTCCCATTGCTCTATTTCCACCCTTTGTGTTCATAAGGTGTTCATAGATTGCAGTTGGGTAAGCACCCGGCGCAGAAGGTTGAGCCACTACGTCCACTGTGATAATTTCAAAGTCTGAAACTTCGCCGTTGCCCCATTCAGAAATGTTTCCACTTCCTCGTGAGCTAACGCCCAGTTTCACACCCGACTCTAGCATAGTTTTCACTAGTTGGCCCATTGGTGTTGGCAAAATCTTCATTTTGCCGTATCCATTTGGACCGTCCATCCACATTTCTGTAATCATGTGGCTAACACGGTCCAAATTAATTTTTAAGTCATCTGGATGATCTACTTCACCTAGAACAGAATAACCTGATGTGATCTGATCATTGAGTGTTTTCACTGCTTTCTGAATTTCAGTAACAGGATATACTCGTTGATTGGCATTCTTAATACCGCCCTGAATGCAAATCCCCTTCATATACAAGTCTTTGCCATTCTCGCCTTCGTGCAAGATTGACATTCGAGCCTGATCATAGGTTAAATGTTCTCTAAGATAAAGTGACGACATCTTCGCTCCTCAATTCTCTAATTGCTTACTTAGAAGCAACTGGAGATTTTTTGTTATCAGCTTTGTCAGCAGTTTCAGCTTTAGGCGCCGCTTTTAATGACACAGTTGATTTACCACCTGTGTTTGCAACGTCACCAATCATTTTTTCTGCTGTAGGTGCCGGTCTGCCTTTTTCTTCTGCAGATCCTTTAGCGATATTATCACCGCCTTTTGGCAACTTGTTTCCTGCGTCTTTAACTGGAGAATGTTTATTGTCAGCTTTGTCACCATTGTCCGCAGACTTTTGGATCTTGTATTCTTTAACAACTTCTTTGTTCTCAACAGTTTGTTCCGCTGATATTTGTGCTTGAGCGTCTTGAGCTGGTTCAACAGCATCTAGTGACTCGTCTGAGTTTTCTTCGTCACTTTCTTCTGCATCACCGTGCATCATTTTTTCGAATTCAGCTTTTAATTCTTCTAAAGCATCTTCTAAATCCGCTACTCTCTCTTCAGTGTCGCCTTCTTCGCCGGCTTCTTCTTCGCCTTCTTCGCCGCCCATTTCAGCTTCACCTTTTTCATCAGCCGCTACATCTGCGATTAAATCGTCAGTTGCATCACCACCGATTTCTTCGATTGATTCTGCTTCATTAGTGTTTTCTGCTTTTTCTTCTAACTCAACTTCTTCGTTAGCTTCTTCTTCTTTAGACTCTTCTTTTGCTTCTTCTACTTTTTCTTCTTCTTCTTTAGATTCATCTTTTGCTTCTTCAACAGCAGTTTCGCTGTCAACTAAACCTTCATAGATGTCTCTTGATTTTTCTACAACGATTTCATGGAAAAGCGCCTGGGCTTTATCGTTTTCTTCGTTGATTAACAACTCTAATAGTTGCTCAAATTTGTTTGTTTGTGTCATTGCACGTGCTCCTTTTATTGGCAATTGTTTCTTTATATAAAGTGTAGTATTTACTACAGATAGTGTAAAAATGCTTAAATTTAGGCTCTATTTTGGTTCGTTTTGAATAAAAATGTTAAACTTGCTGAGAAAATCGGCAATTTCGATACTTTTGAAGTTTTTATTGAAGTCGAGGTCGTGAGGACGAAAAGAATCCTTGTTTACCACTCTGTGGAATTGTACACTCGGATAGTCCTGTAAAATTCGTTTGGTTTGGTTGAGCCAATTGCCATAGTAGGTGGCTTCGTCTACACTGCGTTTATAGTTGCGTGTGTCTTTAAACACATTATTAAATCTAGCACCTCGATTTTTATTGCCTGATTCTCTGAGGTGTCCTTGATAATCAAATCCCAAAATATAGATTTCTTTCATATCTCTATCGCAGGCCATTTTGAGTGCTGTGGGTCCTGATGACCAACCCAATGATGGTCTAAACCATTTCATATATTTTTTAGCAGTGGGGTTCTTTTCGTACTGATGATTGTAGTTGCTCCACACTTCATGTGTTTTGGCATATTCAGTTTCTGCTATTTCTAGTATCATTTTGGGGTCTACAGCCACTAAAAAGTCTGGTTCTTCTGTTCTGTACACACCGTTACAGGCCCAAACTGTGCCGCGAGACTTTAAATCAGCAATTTTTATGCCTCTGCGTGATTCACCATTACCTAGTACAAATGCTGTCGTTGACATTACAACGATAAGTTATCTTCTTCCGCTGGCTGTCCATACATTTTTTGTACAAAAACCGCTTCTGCTTTTTGATCTGCGTCGTGTTGCTCTGAAGCAAGACGCATTTTATTGATGTCTTTGAGAGTTAAACGTGTTTTTCGAGTGTCTGAGGTGTCTAATACAGAAATATCATCTTCTGCATTGTACATTTTATTCTGTTCAAATCCTTGAGGAGTATACTCCCACATTTCTCGTAAGTGCATAACACTATTTAATCCTAAGTGGCGGCTCCGCCACCTGGTGTGGTGCCTGGTGTTCCAGCTGGATTTGCTCCTGGGCCTGGGGGCGCTGACCCTGGTTCTGGTGCTCCTTCTTTAGGAGTTGGATTTTCAAACTGCTCTAGATCACTCTGGATATCACTTTGACTCACACCTGCTGTTCTAAGCTGTGTGGTTTTGGTTTGTTTTTTCTGAGGTATAGCGTTTTCCTCTGACCAAAGTGTAGAGTT